GCAACCTCGACCGGCTCGCCTTCCATTTCCCAGTTCTTTGCGCCATGCGAATAATCATCAATTTCAGCGCTGTAAATAGTGCTGCGGAATCCATTTTCTGTTAGCTCTAAAACTCTAGTAAAGAGCTTCTCTTTCGGCTCATTCATTAGACTGGTTCGAGGAGGTATAGCGATATACTCATACCGCATCGACAAGAGCTTACCATTTTCTGAGACGCTCCAGTCTTTCACGCTCATCGGATCGAGTACGCTAAAGTATGCACGCGCTCCAAGAGCCTCGGCTTCAGGCTGATTCGCTGGCGCAATGGCTGGCGCATCAATCAAGATGATTGGTCGTCCGTAAAGATAATCGGCTTCAAATATCTGATCGCGTAAAAAGCCTTGCAAGCTAGTACCGGAGCCATCGATATCATTCACGACATCTTCTAACATCTCCTTTGCATCTGCAGAAAGCATGATATCCTTTCTGAAGTATAACCCCTTCCAGATGTCTATGATCGGTCGGATGAAATTCGTGTAGTTTGTATTTTGAACACGTAACGCCCGAAGTTCTGAGCGTTGCCTTACCGCTGACGTTGGAAAGTTTAGAGTCGCATCTTGGTTTTCACGTTGCAGCTCAAGCTGGTGAAAAGGCAAATACTTCGGCGAAGTCATCACCCGATGTTTACCTTCCCAAAGATCGCGGTAAACTTCCCAATCCGGTTTCTTTTCCTTGTATTCAGGATGTTCAAAAAATTTATACGTTGACGCCATAAGTCTTTTTTCTCATTTGAAGCGCATCAAGCACTTCGAGCTGATAAATCAAATATTTAGTTGCATCCGACACGTGCGAAATAGTTTCGCCGCTCGGCTTATGTAGTTTTCTTTCCCCGTCCTTCCATCTCATCGATTGCCAAGAGCGCTGTAGCTGTGTGCATGATGGATTACACATCAAACGCCGAAGTTTGAACAGGCGATTGCAAACGTCCACCGATTCAGATTCGGGCGCTACTAACTTGCTCGCCTGAATCGACACATGATCATAGACCGTTGATAGTTCCTTTCGGATAAAATCATAGTCCGATAGCTTAACCCGGTGATGCGAAGCGTGCCCGCTTCTATCGCCGTAAACTTTGATCTCTGATTTGCGCCACTGCTTTCTCGGAAACTTCTTGACGAAATCAAATAGCGCCTCATCAAGCCCCTGCAAGCTCTTGCTTGCCTCTTTAGCAATCAGGTAAACCATTTCGCCTTCGTACGGCATCGTCTGAGCGGCAACCCACGCCATCGGATATGCGTTAAAGTCAAAACTCAAATAAAGCGGTCTATATGGATCTGGCTCAAACTCCTCCGGGGCAACGTGCCGCGCTGGTAAGAAATCATAAGCACCGCCCTCGAATAGCGCACAAAACACGCCGTAGATGTACGAGTTGACGAGCGCTTGGTTGTGCCCATATTGGCGCATCAATCGTTTGCAATACGTAAGAACCTCGCCGCCGTTCACGTGCGGATTGTCGAACGTCCTTAGCTGTATTCGACGCCGTGAAAGTCGCTCGTTGACGAAATCACGACTAGCGATCTCTTCCCAATCAGAGTCAGACCCGCCTTCTGCTTGCGTACCAAATAACTTAGCGAAGTGCGTTATTCCCTGCGGCGCTCCGACGTGTAACCCCTGCCGAATAACTGCTTGCGAACATCGAGTACGAGCTTGCAAGTTTTGAAACGCAAGCGGTTCCGATTCGCCTGCCTCATCCATCACGAAACTATGATATTCATCAGCGACAATGCTTTGAGGCGTTGACGCGCTGAACAAGAGAATCTCTTGATTTGTGCGCTTCAGCTTAATCGACGGCACCGGGGCGCCCTGATTCACCTCGTAGTCACTACCTTCTGACCATTCAAGCGCGTGCAATACCTTGCGAAAAGTCGGAATTGCTGCCGTCCTTAGTAGCCTAAAAAGCGGTTCGGTGAACGCCATTTTAGGGCTCTTACTGTTGACCATGCACCGGTGAATAGCCCACTGGCAAGCGCCATGCGTTTTACCAGAACCTAGCCCGGCTGATACTGCAAGCTCTTCGTGCGTCTCATCTTCAATAAGACGTTCAACCCACGGCTCAACATCAAAATTCAGATTCATCGAGTAAGGCTCTTTCGATAGCGTCTGGATCGTGTTTGTTTTCGCTACGCTTTACAGTGACGACAATTTCCTTGTCTTGTTGTACCGCGCCTTTATCGCTCCAACCCATTCGAGCCTTTGCCCAAAATATAAGACTCGGAACAGATCCATTCATTGCTTCATTAAAGAGCTGATTGACAACCTTCGCATTTATTTCAGCCTCGCCCATTTCAAGCTCTGGCTTATAGTATTTCTTGAGCGTATTGACTGACGTAATGCCCAACATCTCGCAGATGTTCTCATTAGTTACCCCGGCAATACGTGCGAATTTCACGAGATTTTTATTCTTTTCGCTGACCTCGTGTGATGGTCGTCCTCGTTTTTTTTTGGCTGTCATAAATCAGTTATTCGCCGAACTTCCCCGCCTTGAATCTCTTTTTAAAATCGGGCGTTGTCGGCAATCTCCTTGTAGCATTCGGCTTGATTACGTGTTTAAAGAATGATTCCGCGTCCGTCACTACTATGAGTTCAGAGTTGGCAACCTGCTCATTTCTGTTCTGCCTGATAGTCCAATGGCGCTTTTGCGCGTATTCTTCAAGGATATGACTTCTAAAAATTTCTTTTAATTCGAACCTCTTGTACTCGTCAAGCGTCTCGGCAAAGCGCTTTAGTTGACGATATACTTGAGGATTCATTTCACGGCTCAAGATTATTGGATGGAATTCGACGAGCTGCTCTTTTACTTTGAAATCGACCGTTTTCTGGTGTCCAATCGGCACCTGATAGGTTTTACCTTCCAGCATTTGCCATCCGGTATAGCATTCGAGCGCCTTGATACAACTAAGCTCTGCCCGGCTTGCGATTGGCGTTCCTCGATAGTAAAGACCTTTTTTACCGATGTATGACCTCCGAAAATCGCTGAGCGCGTTTGATAATCTTTCCTCGCTCAAATTGACTTGCTCCTGCTGGCGATTCTGTTTGTGCCTCATTGCAACCAGAAAGAATCAATCAGTTCCGCTAGTTTTCGCCACTTTCGGCGGTCGAGATCCGATGGATGTTGCAAGCCCAGCTCCTCGAAAAGTGTAAGATAAATCGCTTCTTTACTGCTCAGTTCTGGATAGGTCTCGGCGATCCGGTTAATCAACGAGATGTCCTGATATCGCTCGTCGTCAGGATATTGATCTGCCTGATCTGCAATTTGTTGCAAGAAATCAAGCGCGCCTCGTAAAGTGATCATTTTGGAATTACTTCAAGTGCCTTCATACGGCTGTCGAGATAGTCCCATGCTTCTCGTAATTGCCTTTTAATTGTCCTCGGTGAACATCCAAAATCCGATGCTATATCTTCGAGCGCATCCGGTGGCGTTTGCAGATAATACCGCTCAAACGCTTCTCCAGAACGCCTGCAACGCTCTGTGTAGCTCTTATATTTCTTTATTTCTGCGAAGAGTTTGGCGCTGATTATGCCCCAAATACGGAGCGGATGAGGCTCGCCATGTACGGAGTCGGATATCTCAAAGCGCCGAAAGCGCGCCGGATTGCTGAAATGCACATATGCGACAACTTGACCCAAGTGTGTGAAAGGATAAGTTTCGCGCATTTCCCCAGTCTCCTTGTATCACAAAATTCACGGGACAACAAATAAAATCACTTTCCCCACAAACGCTGTTTTGTATACATATAACGCGGCTTGTAATTCTCTGCTCTTTTCTTCGCTCTTAGTATCTGATTATAGAGCTGCTTCTCTTTACCAAAGTGCGCTATTTGTTCACAAAAATCTTTCACATCTTCTTTAAAATATTTGTCGAGGAACTGCGGTGACATCACGCTCTTCACCCATTCGACGTGGAATCCGTCAGCGCCTTTATTGCCGAGCCGCCTTTGAATCGATGGGCGGCAATCCGCAACAGCAAGCAATATCACGGCGAATATGAGCCTGTTCTCTGGAACTTCCCAGTTGACGAGATCATCATCCACGTCATCCATTTGCGGCGGTGTAAATCTCAAGGAACTTCTCCGCTGTTAAAATCACAACCCAATCTCTGTTATTTTTCCGATGCCAAACCGTTGGGATGCCTTGCCCTAACGAATCGAACTGGCTTTGAGAAAGAGCCGCATACAGGTTCAGTTTTTCGGTACGCTTCACCTCAATATGCACGCCCGGCAACGTCTCGCATATCACATCAGGCGAATCAGTGCCGCCCGCGTATTGTTGACCTCGACGCGCCTCGTGTCCTCTTTCTTTCAGCCAATGAACAAGCTCAAGTTCTCCGCGCTTGCCTTTCTGTTTTGAGTTGATACTCATTTAAATATGATTCCCAGTAATACACCTATTCCCATACCTACAAAATAGGCGGCTAATAAACTCACAACTATAATCCCCGCATTAAGCATCGCTAAACCTCTTTAATGAATCCACAACTCTAAGCGCGTATCCTGCCACGTCATTCCAGTGATCTGTATGACTGCAATCACCGACAACGATTCTGGATATTTTCGTGCATATCATTTCAAGCGCTTCTCTTTGCACGTCGGGAAGTTTGTTCCATTCATACGTGTGAAGAACCTCTTTAAGTTCCTGAGCGACTCGGAACTGCTCTTGGTAGTCCCCATGCGTTTCATTTCGTTTCTTTAGTAAAGAATCCATAACCTAAAACCTCCTATAGTAAATTATTGTTTACTCTTCCCCTTGCTCAATTAGTTTTTCAAAAAACCCCTGATAGTAGTAGGCAAGCTCCTCGTGGTCCCAGTCACCGACGTGCGAGCAATATTCCCGCATCGCCTCAACTAAAACCTTGAGCTTAAATCTTAGTTCCTCGACCTCTTCGCTCATCTCATAGCCTCCTAAAAAGGTATCTCATCATCAGCTAAGGAAACTTCTGGCAATGGTGACGGCTGCTCGAATGGTGGCAGATCGTACTTTTTCTCCAAATCTTCGTCCGAAACTCCGTCACTTTTCCCACCGAGATTCACAAATTGAAATTGTTCGACAATTATATTGGTATAGGTGCGATCATCTTTTTTTGAGTATTCAACCCGTCCAGTGACCCAAACCGGTTTCCCTTTCTTCATCCATTTCATGAAAAGATCTGCTCGATTCCAAAGGCTGCAATTGTGCCAATTCGTCCCGCCTTCTTTTCCGGGTATATCATCGGCAATACTAAACCGGCAGCCGTTGCCTCCAATTGCTTCAGGATCTTTTCCCAGCCGTCCTATAATTGTTATCGAGTTACTCATTTTTTTCCTCCGTACAAATGTGAATCATCGATTCTGAATTCTTTTTTCTCTTTTAAAAAACCGTCGAGTTTTATGGAAACCACCGACCCGCCTCGCTCTGGTGTGATCGTTAGGCTCTGGATCAACGGTTTGTTTTTCTCCAAGGCTCTGAGTAATGCCGGAAAATCTGAAAGCGATAGACTGCTAACGAATGGCAGCGGCTCGCGTGCTTGCACCTTTTCGGCTGCAATATCTGATCTAACGTCGCTTGGTGTTACTTGCATCTTCTTGTTTCCTCTTACTGGCTTCGATTGCTCTACCTTGTTGTAGCGCTTTTTCGTTTGCTTGTCTCCTTGAAAATTCATCGTTCAGAGAATAGGTGTAACAAGTTCCTTCATATCCCCATTTATATCCCGGCTTTCCGTCCTTAGTGCAATTTCTTACTGGCATTTCATCTCCTATAAAAACAACGGGCGCTGCTGCCTTGCTGTATGACACTTCGATATTCGAGTTTGTGCTATTTTGAAATATTTTTCATCCAACTCAATCCCGATAAAATTTCTATTCATACTTTTGGCAGCGATGCCTGTTGTACCGGTTCCCATAAATGGATCTAATATCGTATCGCCCTCATTGGTGAAATTACTAATCACTTTTTCAGCTAGTTCTAACGGAAAAATGGCGCCATGACATTTCACTGGTTTTTTGCCGCGCTTAATTGCCCAACAGTTTGATAGCGTTCCGCGTGCAAAATTCCCACATTGAAACTTTCTTGAGATTGCATTGTTTCTATCAAATACAAGTATTACTTCAAATTGACTATTTAAAACCGATTCTCCGATGGCAGGCTGTGCGTTCACCTTATCCCAAACAATTATTTCTTTTAAATACTCGGCATACTTACCTATGAGTCGGAAAAGTGCAATTTTATTACCGGTAAGAAACTGAACATTATAGAAGAGCATTGGAGATAACCGCAAACACTGATCTATAACTTTGCAATTAAAATCGAAATAATCTTCCATCGACAAGTTGTCGGGGAAATTCTCATATTTTGTAGAAATTTCTTTTATTATTTGCCTAGAGCAATGCTTACCATTCCTTACTCGTAAATTCATATTGTATGGTGGGGAAGTAAAAACAATATTCGCAATGTCCTTCGGTTTCTTTTTCATTACTTCCAAACAATCACCATGTGTTAAATCGATGTTAGACATACTTTTTGTTTTTGAAAAGTTTCCGAAAAAACGGCGGGCATTGCTGCCCGCCTATCCTCGACCTTATCCTATTGCGATCCGTCCTGAGATTGTTAGGTAACAAAATCCCAGTGCGAGAAATCCGATACAACTTGCACCTGCAAGTGCCGCAAATACCCACTTGTTTAGAATAACTTTATTTTCCATCGTATAGCCCTTTTAGGTTAAATTATTGTTCTGGATTCACCTGTATTTGTAGCGTCGAGCGCTCATCATACCAACGCTGCCCGCGGTGATAAGAGTCATCCTTATCAGCCGATGCCTTCCCAGTTACGACAAGCCCGTTCTGCCCGCGATAAAATTCCCGCACACCGTTCGGTGTAGCGACTAGCGCCATGCATCCGCTTACGACGAACGCCGTCACGTTTATTGCAATAAGTGTATATAGTAGTTTAGCCATAATAGCCTCCTATGTTTGCTAACCTTAATAACCTTCGAGCATTTCGATTCATATCTCAACAAAAAGATTCCAAAATTCTTCGATATTAAAACCTTGTTAAACATTTTTATTCGAATGGCTTCAAGATACTTTTATCCACTAAATAGACCGGCGGTCTGTTGTACGATAAACTTCTAGGGATGATTCTTTTGAACGCTGGATCTTGTGTGCTAATCCAGCCGAGCATGTAGAAATCAGGCATTGAGTTGAGTACGAGTAGGAAATTGCGATCCCGTTTTGCCTCATCGAGTTTAATGATGAGGTTTCTTGTTTTGTCTTTGATTGTTCTAACTTCCCAACCGCTGAGATCGTCTTCGTTTCGATTGCCGAATCCTTTCGGGAATTTATCGAGGAATTTTGCCGCTGCAAGCTCGCCGAGCGAACCGGAGATAGAATCATCCCACTTTGCATCTCTGTTGTAGTTACTCGTCCAACCATGCCCGTCTTCCATTGTTTGCATCACGCGATCAACGCCGTTGCGTGCTGCATAGCTAATTTCTCTTATTGTTAGTGTGATTTTATGCATTCAAATACCCCTTCCCAATTCCAAACGCTTCAAGCTCAGATCCCGGTTCCACGTCTTTGAAAACCTTTGGATATTTCCTACGGAGTTCAAAGATTTGCTCAAAGATCTGAGTTTTGTCAGTAAGAGGCTTTCCCGATTCGGCTGGCGGGTAATCGCTTATTAGAGCGGTATAGACATATGCCCGCGCACCGCTGTCGAGTTTCTTTAAGTCGTCTCGACGCATACCCCAGCGGAGCATTGTTGCGTGATATTCTTTTTCGAATTTCGACGGAGGCGCTTTACGGTCGAAAGCAACACGGTAGTTTTCTTTCTCGATGTGGTTGGCAACATCAAAAGCTAGGCAGGTAGTTTTGGCGCAAAAATGGGCGGTCGCTTTTTTGAGCACCTCAAAAGATGCTTCTCGGTATAGCGCCCGAAGCCGATTGAAATTAAAGGGATCATTCTTTAGCGCTCGATGCCGGTCGAGTAGTTTCGCTAACAGTTCATTCTTTTGTTCACTTTCCATTTGTCAACCCTCCACAATGCCCGTTACAACTTTCGAGTATGTGATGCTAAATGTGAACAAAAAAAACGCAGGGCGGCTCCATAATAAACCACCGTTACCAATTTTTTATAGTAATAAGATATGGAAGTATGCTAGAAGATTCTTGTAGTCGTTTGCTAACCGACCATATATAGCCCGAAGCGTCTCAGAAATGAGGCGCTTTTTTTATGCCCGGCGATTACCCTAAAAATTGATCTGGCTTCGCCTGCCGCAACAATAACCAATTCGGAATCGAAAAGTTACAAAATCAAATTTGGATTCAAGAATTGAAACGAAAAGAAAAAACAGTATTCAACTGAACGGATTCAAGAATGTAATCCAAATGAATGAATATCGTATAGTGACGTCGCTTAGTTACAATAAGCAGGACAAATTTATTTTGGTTTTTTTAGGGAAAAGTGACTGAATCGATTAAAGCCGAGATAGCGTAAGCTTGAATCGGCAGGGCAGATAAGGAATATGTACAGGTAAAAAAAGATGCTGTCAAGCCCAGAAAGTTATTTATTAGAATGACCATTTTAATGGCTGGTGTAAGTGTTTGATATTGTTAAGGCTGCTAGGCATGAAAAAAGCCCCGAAATGGGGCTCACTTTAGTTGAGTAAAGTACTGCACCACAGTAAAGTGATGTTAAATACAACGTATACAAGGCGCATTTACCCCACTATCTTCATCAATAAAGAGCGCGAGTTGCTTTTCGTAGTCTTCTCTTAATTGCCGCAAACTATAATCTTTCATAAAGGTATATTGCCCGCCCTTGAAATTTTTCTCGAAATCTTCCATTTCCTTAAATCGTTCCGGGAACATTCTTAGCAAATGCCGCCAATGCTGCAACTTGCCCCGAACGCAACGCCCGCCACAATTCGCATGGGCAAACTGCATCTCATACATTCTTGGTGTTTTAATACCCCAATTTTCTTCGATATGCTGTTTTGTGCTCATTGTTAAATATGGCTTTTCACATAACGGGAAAGCACATTGCACCCCTAGTTCCGCATACCGTTTTGTTACCCTTTCTGCTCTATGCAATTCTTTATAATCAAACCCAAAATATAACGTTACTGGCATTTCTTGAGTTTTCAACCATTTTACGGTTTGTTCACTTTTCAAAATTCGGGAACATACCGGGATGCGATCGCAACCTAAAACGCCTTGATCTTGAAATATTTGCAGCGG